TTGTTTGTTTTGTTTGCCCAATTGTATAGATGCCTTTTTGTATTTTTCATAGTTCTTATAAACATCTTTTATGGATGATAGTGCCTTTGAAATATTTACATTAAACCATTGTGATTCTTTTAATAAGAATTGGTCTGCAGCTGATTCATGTACCTGCTTTAATTCACCTTCTAATAAAACAGCTCCTTGCTTTAAGAAATCCAAATGTCCACTCCAATTGGAAACAATTACAGGCTTACCTGTTAAACTGAATTCCAATAGGGGTCTACCAAATCCTTCACCTTTTGTAAAGTTTAACATTGCTTTTACTTTTGGATGTTCGTATAATCCGTTCATTTCAACAGGTGTTAAATCACCATGCAACAAATAAATTGGAACTGATTTATAATCATTACCCAATACTTCTCTAATTTTTTTAATAGTGGTTTCTCTATCCATTACAGAGAACCCTGCTGAAGATGTTTTAAGAACTAATGCGGGTTTTACCTTTTCATTTTTGAATGCCATTGCGAATGTTTTTATCATCATTCCCACATTCTTTCTATCTTCTCCCAAATCACCTCTTAACCAATGACCTACGAATAGGAATGCAAACTCTTCTTTGATTTGGTCTAATTCCGAAACAATAGCAACCTCATCTGTTCCAAACATTGTTTCATCAAATCCTTCAAATAAAATTTCAACAGGTTTTTGAATTCTATGTTGTGCAATTAATTGTCCGCTTTGTTTATCTTGTTCATTATATACCGTATCTACTAAACTTTTCTTTGAATGTTCTGATGGAACTATAATCAAATCCATTCTATTACATCCATGAATCCAATCTAATGCACAATGTGTTGTTTCAATTGCCGCAGTAATTCCAATATTATAAAATCCTAATGGTTGAAATTCATTTGGGACTGTAACTTGAATATAAATGTCAGGTTTTTCTGTAATTTGTGGGATGATATTATCTACAGCCCATTTGTGAAATTGATTATCATAATTAAGAGCATCCATTGGGGTATTCCCCCAACGAGTGCTAATAATTTTAATATCAAATTTATCTAATTTATATAGAGAATGTAATAAATCTCTCGCGTGGTCACCATATCCACTTCTTGTTGCAATCGGTGCCTGAAATACTAATGTTGGTTTCATATTATAACTCTATTAACTTAAATTTTTTCTTTGGTGTCCAATTTTCAAATGCACCTTCCATGCCATCTACTAATGTTTTACACATTGCTTCTCTGCTCAACAAACCATCTCCCAACATCCACTTTCTACCTTTCAATGCTGCTGCATCTCTATCTTCTTTTGGAGTTAAATACCATTCCATAATCAATGGTGATATATCTTCAAAATCAACTCTATCATCAAAGATGTAAGGAGTAGGAACTGAACCCGTTGTTGAACGAACTGGCCAAATTGGTTTAACCCAATCTCCCCAAACTACACCTGCTTTTTTGTGTCTATCATGCAATGAACCAATCTGTACATAATCTTCTGCGGTTAGTAGTTTACCAGTTGTAATATCTCTAAATCCACATTGGTCTTGCAATCCACCCGTTACCGTTACAATGATTGGAGTTCCAGCCATTACTGATTCAGCCGTTGCCAATCCAAATCCTTCATTAGATGCCACATTAATTGTTACATCTCCTAAATTATAAAGATAGTTCAATTGCTCTTCTGAATATCTGTTTGGTGCAAATACTACATTTGTTTCAGGTGAACAACACTCTGCTATAGTTCTTGGTAAATCAGTACCATGTTCTTCTACGGGTTGAGTATGCATTAATAAACATACTTTACTTCTATGTTCTGGTGATAATGCCTCCACAAACTTATCGAATGCAAGAATTACATCAATTGGTTGTTTTCTACGAATGTTTCTATTATTCCAATACAAAACAAAATCGTATTCTTTTTCACCAAAGATTTCCTTTTTAAATTCAGCAGGTACTTCAACTGGCTTATATAAATCGGAATTAATGCCGTGAGGTACATAACTTACTTGCCAATCAGCAGGTTTAGTCCAATGTTTTTCTTTATCCCATCCCCACACTCTACGGGTAATACCATAAGTTTGTTTTGAAATACAACCAATCCAATCACAACTTTCGTAGTAATCTCTATTGTATTTAGGGTCTGGTAAATCATCCCAAATGTGATAAAAGAAAAGGGGTACTGATTGACGAATTTCGTGCTCCATCTCATATAACCAAATCCAGTAACGAGGGTCAGTAAAGTGGAGAATTGCATCAGGTTTTTCAACCATCAACAATTGACGAATAATACCTGGATTACCATATCCATCTGATGGGTAAATTTTTACACTAGCATCAGCAACACCAGTTTGCTCTCTAACGCTATCATTTAAATCTAAAATCTTACCTGCTTCTGGGTGTTTGATTGCTGCTCCTAATTGAACCCAATCATATTTATCAACGGTTCCCATAACCAATTGTTTGGAAACATTAGCGATACCACTCGCCATTCGTAAATCGTCTGATAATAATAAAATCTTCTTTTTTGCCATAACTTATTTTTATAAATAATTATTGTTTTTTATATTTTTCCGTCACAAATTCCTCTTTGTTTAAACTCACACCAATCACATAATTTTGATGGATGTTTGGGGTATTTTGAATCTACATTATATTCCCCATTCTGGTCAAACACACTATTAACGAATTCAGTAAATCCTTTCCATGATTTGGTCATAGAAGGTTTACCACTTGCAGGTACGTGTCTACTGATACGAGGGATGTTATAATCTGTATTTTCAGATACCTTACGCTTTAGAATTATGAATTCCACATCAATTACATCTTCGGATATATTTAGTAATTCTGCGTAAAATTTTTTGTATAAAAGTAATTGTGTGCTTTTAATCGAGTCTGCTTTTTGGTTTTTAGTCCATCCTCTAGTTGAGGTTTTGAAATCAGTAATACGATATCTACCTGTTGATTTACTTCTAACGATGAAATCAATAAATCCCATAAAATTGACATTTTCTGAAATCTTTGTATTGATTACCTGCTCAATTGCAATTAACTCGTCATCTTTTAGTGAGAAAAAATTATTGAAATTTTTAGATTTCTGAAAGTAATCTAAAATAAGATACCCATCTTCTAAAAACTCAACTAACTCCTCTTTGGAACATATTGGGTTCTGTCCTTCGTTTGATTCTTTTAAAAAGGATTCTCGCATTTTTTCTTTGAGAAACTCTTTTGTATTCATATTCTTATCTGCTTGCGATTTGGAAATACGCAAACATCTACTTAAATATTCTTGCAAAGTCTCATGCATTGCGGAACCAAAAACGGTGTGTATATTGGATGATGATTCTCTCAAACCATCTATATACGCCAGTTTGTATTGATGTGGGCATGCAGACCACATACTATATTGGGAAAATGAAACTCTAGCCATAGTGTGTTATTTAAATACAATATACACAATTTATTCCTATTTTCCTAGCATTAAATCTTTAATTTTAATTTGGTTATTAACTTTTTGTCAGTACCATATTTTTCGCACATATATTTTATATTTTCTCTACCTTCTCTGGTTGCATATAAAACTTCAATGTAATCAATTGATTGTCTTTCGGAACAATCGTAATCTTTTTTAATTAAATCAACTAAAAATGATTCGTATTTTTCTTCTCCTTTTCCTTTGATGTATTTAAGATAATATTTACCTTTAGGTATAATACTGATATACAACTTATACATTTCTCTAGGTTCTAATGTTTGAGTCAGAGGTAATATAGTTGCAATCAATTCTACCCATTCAGGTTTCATCGAAAGGAATCTATTAATCATAAAGTTACTCCATGTCTTAATATCTTCCTCCGATAATTTATCAAAGTAGTTTGGGTCTTGCTCCGATGTAATTGCAGCAATGTGGTCAAATAACTTTTTTCCTGCCATTATTATACTATTGATGATGGTGTGTCTCTCAATTCCAAAGGTAATAATTCCTGCAATGCTTTTCCACATTGAGTACATAAATACATTTCAATTGGAATGATTGAATCTTGAGCATTACCAGTCATTATTTTACTTAATTTTTTAAATCTATATCCTGGCATAAATGTTTTATTTCCACATTCACACACCATATCTCTCGCATCATTTAAACTGATACCATTTGGTAATCCTTGTTCCATTATTTTATAATATTTAAAATTTGAATAATTGTACTCATAAACACTATTTCTTTATCTACTACCAATGCATCTTTAGATAATCCTTCTGCGATTGTCAAAATTACATTTGCAGTATTTCCAGCTGCGTATTCATCTACTCTACTATACAACATAGAATACATTTCAGAATAATCATTTAAACGATTGTCCGCAACTGCTTGTCTGATATTCATAAACATATTTCGTTTATCATCATTTGCTTTTAACAAATCTACCAATTTAGTTTGAAAGTTAGATTCCACCATAATTTGATGGTCTACTTTCAACTCTCCTTTTGCAGATTGTAATTGACAAGTATTTAAGATTCTACGAATATCAGGGTAATATGAACTAATGATATCGGCAACATTTTTAACATCGTATTTAATTTTTTCCGCATCTAAAATTCTAGTAACCTGAATTGCAACATCTTTCTTTGTAGGAGGTGTGATTGCAAATGTTTGACATCTACTTTTAATTGGGTCAATAATCTTTTCGTGATAATTACACGTTAAGATAAATCTACAATGTTTAGAGAATGTCTCCATTAGATTACGCAAGATTGCCTGTGCGTTTGGAGTCATATAATCAAACTCATCCAAAATGATAATCTTAAATCCTGCAAATCCCATTGAGGATGCAAAGTTCTTAACCTTGTTACGAACGGTATCCACATTGTTCTCATCCGATGCGTTAATAATCATACTATCACATTTGATTGTATTTACAATAAGTTTTGCAAGTGTGGTTTTACCCGTCCCTGCTTTACCATGTAATAGCAAATGTGGAATATCGTTATTATCCAAATATTGTTGAATGGTTTCCTTTACGGTTTCATTACCAACATATTCGGAAAGTGTTTGTGGGCGGTATTTTTCCACCCACAAACTATGTTCTCTCTTACTAATATCGTTTTCAAAAAAGCTCATAATTAATTAGTTATTTTTTTTTAGATTTTTCTCTCTCTAATTTTGATTCTTCTGAAATTGGTCTTGGGAAGATTGTGAATTCCATCCCATTTTGTTGAAAATTTAATCCCTGTCCTTCTATTGGTTGAATGCTTAATGTTAGTGGTGATGGTTCAGAATTTTCATCTCCCCATGCAAATACAATAGGTTCATTATTAAAAAATTGAAAACACCATTCTACATCTGCGATTGGATGTGGTTCTGTAATATTAACACTACCTTGTGATTGCAATTCCTCATTTGGAAATAGTTCTAATTGTTTTTTCATTTTATTTATAATTTATTTTTAATAATATAATTTATTTTTTTTACATTTCAAAATTATTTTCAAAATATGTTAATAATTTTTTAGCATATAATTCATTTTGAATTGAATTTGCGTATTTGTTATTATCTATGAAACACGGGTATTCTCCATCAAATCTATTTTCATCCATATATTTAGTTTTAACAAATGTTCCATTCCAAATAAATGGTATCTGTTTATTTTTTAAATAATTTGATATTAATAAATGATTTTTATACCAATTAATGTAATCTTCTTCATTTGATGTGGATGATATTATATTAGACCATAATTTTCTACCATCCAAATCTTCGTTTAAGTACCCCCAAGGAATTGGATGATACGGTTCTAAATTACCTGCGTCTGTATATATTTCTCGTTTCGTTGGATATGTATACATAATTAATACGATAGCCGGATTCAAATACTCTGTCCATGTTAGGACACTTCTAGCTATGTAATCATTACTTCCACCACTTATCCCTAAATTAAAATCTACTCCATTTGGAAGCATTCTAGTTAAATGATGTGACCATGTTTCTCTATCATTTACATCGATTCCTTCGGTGTGGCCGCACCCCACACTCATAATTTTTAATCCTTTTTTTTTTACAGAAT